CGACGATGAAGCAGGCGGAAGAGGTGCTGAGTCCGATCCGCACAGCCATCGCCAGAGCCCGCGGTCCAGTGTTCAAGTTCCTTACGGACGGTTCCCTCCAGAACACGACGGGGGACAAATCCAAGCGGGTGAAGCTGGCCTCCACCAAAAAGGGCATTGAGAATTTTATTACCGGTTCTATCATCGAGATTCGCCCCATGGCGATTACGAAACTTCAGGGCTTGCGCACCAAGGTCGCTACCGTCGATGAATGGCTATCGACAGACATTCGCGAAGACGTCATCGGCGCGATCGAGCAAGGTGCTTCAAAACTTGAAGACTACATAATCGTAGCGATGAGCTCCGAAGGTACGATCCGAAACAACGCTGGCGATTCAATCAAAATGGAATTACTTTCGATTCTTAGAGGCGAGTATGACGCTAAGAACGTTTCGATCTGGTACTATAGGCTCGATGATATTCAGGAAGTCGGCGACCCGAGCATGTGGATTAAATGCAATCCGAACCTTGGGATCACTGTCAGCTATGATGTTTACCATCGCGATGTGGAGAGAATGGAAAGCGTCCCCTCCAGTAAAAACGATATTCTGGCAAAACGCTTTGGAATTCCCATGGAAGGCTTCACATACTACTTCACGTATGAGGAAACCCTTCCCGTCAATTTCAATCCGAATACCGGAATCATGGGTCCGCCATGTCTCGACTTCAGGGGGCTGCCCTGCGCAATGGGCGCCGACCTATCACGTGGCGATGACTTCTGCGCCTTCACGTTCCTGTTTCCGAATCGTCCATGGATGGGTATGTTCGGGATTAAAGCCCGCTGTTACATCACTTCATACACCTTTGCAAAGCTTCCTACAGCTTTGAAAGTCAAGTATGAAGAGTTCAAAGCGGAAGGTAGCTTGATTGTGATGGAAGGCGCCATCCTGGACATGGTGATCGTATATGACGATCTTGAGAAGTACATCGATGGGATGGAATACAACGTCCTGGCAATGGGGTACGACCCATATAACGCTATGGAGTTTGTGAAAGCTTGGGAATACTCAAATGGCCCCCGAGGAATTGTGAAAGTTCCTCAAGGGACGAAGACAGAAACGGTTCCTCTTGGTGAAATCAAGAACCTTACGGAACAACGAGCATTGCAATTCGATGAAGCTATCACGATGTTCTGTATGGGTAACGCGGTGACGCTGGAGGACACCAATGGCGGAAGAAAGCTGGCTAAGATGCGGACCGACCAGAAGATTGACGTCGTCTCGGGGTTGATCGATGGGCTGGTTGCGTATAAAGCATACAAAGATTTATTTGATTAACGGGAGGTTAAAACAAGATGAACAGTTATCAAATGCTTTACGCGCTCAGGCAAAAACTTTTCGACTGGGCGAAGGATTATGAGATCAAAGCTTCGGAAGATGCGAAAGCGGTAATTGCAGTGATGGAAGTGATCATACGTTTGCCGGAGTTCAGACCTCATCATTTGAACCCCACTCAATCTACAAGCGATTAGCCCTTCACCAGTCAGGCAAATAAGGAGGTGATCCCTTGACCCTGAGAGAAAGGGCAAGAAACGCGTGGGATGCTTTTCGGGCAAAGAAAGAAGAGCCATTCCGATACACAGGCGCTGTTTCGGAGACAAGAAATCCACAGCGGACTCCGGTGAGCAGCGGTAGTGAACGAAGCATCGCAAATTCAATTCTGACAAGAATCGCGATTGATGCTTCCATGATAGACATAAAACATGTTAGAGTTGATGAGGATGGCCGTTTTCTTGAACACATAGACGACTCTCTGAACCGGGCTCTGACGTTTAGCGCCAATCTGGATCAAACAGGTCGGGCTATGATGCAAGACGCCATTATGTCGATGTTTGACGAAGGCGAAGTTGCTGTTGTGCCTACTGTCACAGATTCAGATCCGGAAACGGGGTCAGAAGCGTGGAGTGTTATAGAGCTGCGTGTTGGGAAGATTGTTGGCTGGCGCCCCGATGAGGTAGACGTCAAGCTATACAATCCCAAGACCGGCCAGCGTGTGACGCTTCCGTTCAAAAAGACGGCAATCGCGATTGTACAGAATCCTTGGTATACGATTATGAACGAGCCAAACAGCATGCTCAACCGGTTGATCCGAAAGCTGAAGCTATTGGATAAAATTGACGAGCTGAATGGCTCGAACAAATTGGACATTTTGATTCAGCTTCCCTATGACGTTAGCCGAGATGTTAAACGCAAGGAAGCTGAAGCTCGTAAAGAAGCAATTACCGATCAGTTGAAGAATAGCGAGTTTGGAATTGCTTATACTGGCGCAACGGAGCGCATCACGCAGCTCAACAGGCCTGCGGAGAATAATCTCCTGGCGCAGATTGAGTCGTTGATGCTCAAGGCGTTCGGCCAGTATGGCATGACCCAAAGCATATTGGACGGCACGGCGGATGAAGCGACCATGAAGAATTACACAGCAAGAATTCTGGGTCCTACGCTGCTGGCGTTCACAGAGGAGTTTACGCGTAAGTATATTAGCGCAACCGCTTACGCGCAAGGCGGAAGAGTCATGTATTTTGTGGATCCGTTTGCGTTTACAACCGCGTCTAACCTTGCTGAGATTTCCGACAAGTTCACGCGGAACGCAATTATGTCCACCAACGAAGTCCGTGCTGAGATTGGCCTGAAACCATCCGATGATCCTGACGCGGATGCGCTGCGGAACAAGAATCTCAACCCGCCTGAACTTGATGAAACAATTAGAGAAACCCCAATTTCAGACAAGGAGACAGAATGATGCCGGAAAACGATACCGAACAAACAAATGCGCTGCCAACGAACAACGATGTGTACGTAGCAGCGCGCATGGTTATTCTGCGTTTGCTAAACGAGGCGCAAACAGCCCCGTTGGATCAATTAGCACCAATAGCAGCCGCTATTAGTTTGTATTCGGGCTGGGCTATTGGTCGATAGACTCGGTTGTTGGAAGCGCTTAATAAACTGTATCGTTGGCTGACAGGATGGCGTCTGCATGCTGAGAAAGATCTTGTTGTTCAAACGTATCGCTTTTAAAGCTAATGTCTTTGATGAACGATTCAGTCAGCTCTGTAAGTTTTAGCAATTCCAACGCGATTTCAGCTTTATCCACTTGGTTCACCACCTTTCCGAAAGATTATACCATCATCCTTTGATGATGTCAAGTGTAATCCTTCCGCATTGTGGTGGGCCTGGAATTTTATGCAAGGAGGCAGTATGATGCCCAACAGCACAGCAAAAACAACCCCAGATTTCTCCGGGTACGCAACGAAGTACGGTATTGTGTGCTCAGACGGCAGGACCATCCTTCCGGATGCTTTTAAACATCTGGATGGCTGCAAGGTTCCGCTGTTCTACCATCACAATACCAAGGACATCGAGAGCATGGTCGGCCACGTCATTCTTGAGCATCGAGATGGCGTAGGCGTTTGGGTCGATGGTTACATCAATCCAAAAGTCAAGAATGGTCCCCAGGCTCTTGCGTTGGTCGAGCATGGCGACATTGATTGCTTGTCGATTTCGGCAAACCATCTTCGTCAAAATGGGAGCTGCGTGGTCTATGGCAATATCCGTGAGGTTAGCCTTGTTCCTTCAGGCGCAAACCCCGGCGCGAAGATTGAAAACTCTACCTACGTTGAGGACGGCGTTACACACATCAACGATGAAGAGGCAGACATCTTCTGCGGCGGAGCTCTTGATCCGGCATCGCTGGCACATGAAGATGAACCTGCGGCAGAGCCTAATCCTCCCCCGGCTAGTGGCGGTTGTCCTGTTGGCCCGGAGGGCCCTCAAGGTCCACCTAGCCCTCCCGGCGAAGACGTCGCCATCCAGCACGCGGAAAACTACGATGAGGTGCAAAAATTGTTCGACAACATGTCCGCGCAGCAGCGTTCTGTCATCTTCGCCATGCTTGCGTCCGCCGATCAGACAGGCAACGTTGAAAGGCAGTTTAATGACCTCGACGACACGCAGAAGCAGGCCTTCTACGCAATGATGACCGCTGCTATGAACCACGCCGATGACGGCGGCGCAACTGTCCAAGGCGACACAACCGTTGGCGAGATTTGGGACACATTCACTGAAAAGCAGCAGCTTGCCGCAGCAGCCATCCTCGCCTCGTTGATTGAAGACGAGGAAGGTAAAAATGAGACGGAACAGGCTGACATGGACCCCCTCGCCGAAACACTGGAACACGCTGACGGCGAAACGGTTGGCGATGTTTTGGATACCCTTAGCGATGTGCAAAAGTTCGCTTTGAGCGCGATCATCGCGTCGTATATCGAAGCGGGCTCCGCAGAGCATTCCGATGATACCCCTGGCGCCACAATAACTAACACAGAAGGAGAACTAACCACTATGCAGAAAAATGTATTCGACAACCCCCAGGCAACCTCCGACAACAAGAAGACCCTTACCCACGCCGACATGGATGAGATCATTACGCAGGCACGCGGCGACAGTCCTGGCAACGGCTTCTCGCTCA